ACATAACGATACCTCCCTCCTGTACATTTTAATAACCATTGAGAATAAGGCTCTCTACAAGATAGTCTATCGGTTAAATGATGTAAAACATCTCCATCTAAGAAAATAGCTACATGATTTAAACCAGGAGATCCAATAGACATTAATAAAGCATCACCATTCATTGTTTTTTCATCTGGTCTAAGTTCTCTAAAACCAGTTCTCCATGCACAAGTCTCAAATAAAGGATTAAGAATAAACTCTTCTGGTGTTGTAGGTCTTTCCCAATCTTTTAATTCAATATTTTTTTCTTCTTTATACCAATCTTTTACTAAAGACCAACAATCAGTAACACCCCAAACCCATGGTCTACCTAATAATGGTGGTTTATATCCACAAGGCTCACAATATCCCCATTGTTCTGTTTTTGGATTAACAATATGCCATGGAAGATTACTTTGTTCACAACTAATTTTATCTGCCTGACTGGGAACAGGTGGTGTTACAGGATGACTATGAACAACGGCTGTTATCTCTCCAGTATTATCCGCTTTTACATAATCTTCTGGATCAATAATAAAACATTGATGATCTGTCATTGAAAGATTACGACAGGGATAATATCTTTCTTTTCCTCGAATATTTAACAATAAACCACAAGACTCTTTAGGATCTTGGTCTTTCGCATGAACAAGTGCTTCTTCTTTCCAATTCATGCTATGAACGTACCAATCGAAGGAAATTCTGTTCTAGTACATTGTCTCTTAGGAGCACGAATACCAGCAAGATCAAAAACAGCAGCTAATTCAAATTGTACAACTTCTCTATTCTCTGATGATTTTCTATCAATCTTATATATTTCCTGCGGAAACTCTGCTGTAGGATCTGGTGTGCCTAATGGATTTGTACTATCAGGAAAGTTAACAGCATCAAGATAACGTGCCAATGTTCTAATCCTAGTTACAGTAGCTCCCGTCAAATCATTTCCTGTTGTTACCTGATTTACATTTAACAAGATAGCTGTAATAGTTCCAAGAGCATTACTAATAGTCAACGTAGGTCTGGGAAGTTGACCTTTCTGAAAAGCAAAACCTTCTGCCTGTATCGGCATTTTTAAATATTGATTACCAGCCCAAGTAATATCTCCGTTAGCATTTAAACTTGTTCCGTTATGAAATCTATAAGTCTGAGCAGAACCATGCAAAGTTGCATCAGTTGTTAATGTAAATAATTCAATTATTGCTGAAGGATTGATCTTTTGTAGATCAGTAATAATCGGAGCAGTACTCATGGTTCAAATACTTCTCTAAATGTTGCCTGTATTGTAGCTCTATTGTTATAAGGTATAGATTTATTCCATGCCTCACAAACAAATTTCTGTGCAGCAGATTCTCCAGGTGCGGTAAAATCAAAGCTATCACTATCGTTTGCACGGGCATCAAGGAAGGTTTCTATAGTATCTGCGTCTGTTTCTGATACATTAAAAGTAAAATTATAAACTTTAGGATTTTGATGTTCTGCTAATCCAAATAAAATTCTATGTTCAAATCCATCAGCGAAACGAATTGTTCTAGTATTTGGTGCGGATCTTTTTTGTTGTCCGTATGTAGGTTTTATTGAAGGAAACGTAGCCATTATGCGAGCATACCTCCTGGTCGTTTTTGTTTAATTAATTCTGATTGTATAGCAACTGAAATCATACGACCAAGTTCTCTACCTTGTTCTTCATCTCCTTCAACAGAAGAACCAGAAGCATCTACGTTCACCACAATATTTGTTGAGCCACCAAGAGCATGATTTGGTGTAACCATACCAGAAACACCTGGTGTAAATAATTCTGGACCACGTTCTCCTACGAGATATGATTTACCTCCTTTTGCAGAACCACCATTAGCTAACTGAGGAACAAGAGGTGTATCTGGTACAACAAAGGGAATACTTGAACCATTACCAGAAAATGCTCCTGTTATAGCTGGATCTCCAATAGAATTAAACGCATTAAAACCACCAAACATATTACTAAATAAACCCAATATTCCTCGTTGAAATTGATTAGCTAACATTTTTGCAGCAGTATCTAAGAAATGATCTGCAATACGATTCAACATATTTCTAAACGCATCTGATACAGACATTGTTCCTTTTATTATTCCCTTAAATGACTCTTCAAAAGAAGTAGCCATAGTCTGTGAAAGAGTTAGTACTTGATGAATTGGATTAACTAATTTTTTCATTTCGTCTTCAAGATTTTTTACTTTGTCTGTAATACTAGAAAAAGCTAGAACTCCTGACTGACCAAATTGACCTTGTGCTTCATTTACTAAACCTAATAATTGTCTAACTTCTTTTAATGCCTGTTGAAAATCTTTAAATCTTTGACTTCTATTTTCCGCAAATTCTTTTTCAATTTTTTCTACTCTTGCATCTGCAAAAATAGATGGAGAAACAAAATTATAAGGCCCACTTGCTGCTGTTGCAAGTATCCTATCTTGAAATTTGATAACTTTTGCTTCTTCTACAGCTCTATTTTTAGCTGCTGTAGCTTTTGCTTCCATTAAAGCCAATTCAACAACAGAAGCCTCGTTTACTAAATTTTGTTCTAATAATTGTCTTGTTACTTCATTTCCTATCTCTTTTCTAGTTTCAAATATTTGTTTAGCAAGTGCAGCTTGTGTATTTGTTGCTGCTAAAGTATTAAAAGCACCAGAATCAGTACCAAAAATACTTACTAAAGATTTTACAACTGAACTAGATCCAAATTCTTTAAAAGCAGCGAAAGCTGCAATTGCTTCTTCTTTTGTTACACCAAGTCTATTTGCTAATTTATCAACATCAGCAGCTAATATTTTAGTGCTTCCACTTGTTGTAGAAAAATTAACATTTAAAGCAGCCAAAGATTTATTGAACTTTTCATTTCTATCAATCGCAGAACCTAACGCAGTACCAAGAATAGATAGAGCAAAACCAAATTGACCACCAATCAAACCTCCTGCTGCACCACCAAGTCCACCACCAACTGCTGCTGCACCTGTTTGTCCAAAAAGCAAAGGGAACGATCCACCAATAATTGCACTACTAGCTGTACTTCCAAATTTTCGCCTTCTTTCTCTTCTTTTTGTTGCAAGTGCATTTGCTTCATCTTCTGTTTTTTTTCTTAAAGCAGTTTCTTCTTTAATTGCTTTCTTTACAAAAGCATTTGATCGTTTCTCAAGAGATAACTGACGTTTTGTATTAACTGCTCTCTTCTTACTTGCCCTTCCTCTTATGGCTTCAACTTCTTTTACAAGTTTCTTTTCATTTTCTAGTGCTCTTGCAATTCTATCGCCTACTGGAGATGATTGGCCTTGCAAGCTGCCCATACCAAAACCAGGTATCATTTCTAGCTGTGAGGCTTGAAAAGGTCCAACTGGAGAAGAATATGCTTGTGGATTACCAGCTAGTTTTCTTCTTCTACGTCTTATAGATTTTGCAACAGGATCAGATCCAACACCAGAACCAGGTAAAGGCATTGGAGTAAATGAAGTTCTTAAATTATTTAATAATTTTTCTCTTTGTTTATATTCTTTATTTAGTTGTTTTTCTGCAAGTACTAATTGTCTTGCAGCTTTATCTTGTAAACTTGTACCAGAAGCAGCAGAATTAAAATTACTTTTAGCTTTTGATAAAACTTGATTTAAATTATCAAAACTTTTTACTAATAAACCTTGATCTTTTGCAGCAGATCTTAATTGTTTAGCAAAAGCATCTATATTTGTAGTTGTAGCCTTAACTTCTCTATTGAAAGAAGTTAATTGTTTAGCACCTTTTAAAGCAACAGCAATATCTACGTTATAATTAGCCACTTGCTATAAAACTAAAACATTTTCTCTATATTACCTCTTTCTGCCTTTTAAAGCACTATTTCTTTGTGCTTGTTCTTTTTCTTTTTCATATTCTTCATGCTCGATCTCTGCATAAGCAGCCCAACCTATCATCTCTTCAATGGTAAGAGTCTGACATAACTCAGCTACAGTTTTATGTAATTCTTTTGCTAGTGAAAATATAAATTTCCAATCGTTATTAGCTTTTTAAATCGGCTTTAGCCTGTTTAACCTCCTTATCAGCACCAGCGTTAATCATAGCTAGTTGTATTTCTTCAAGAATAGTAACTTCAATCTCTCTTCTAAGAGATGCTTTATCTCCATCTTGAAAGATTCTTTTACCATCTTCATCTAATGCTTTTTCAATCATCATTTGTAAAGCATAATCATTTACATCATCTGATGATTTCTTTTGTATTGATTCTCTCTCAGCAATAGTCAAAGGATGCCAATAAACAGTAAGAATAATTTCATCATTCTGTTTTACATCATGTTTATAAAGTTGAGAAACACCAAATTTGTTTCTTAAAAGATCAACTGCTCTTGTCATGTTAATATGTAGCTATTATTAGTATACTAAGCGTTGGCAGTAAATTGGCAAGATATTAAGCCAAGAAAGTGTGAAGAATCATCTAATTCAATAGGAGCAGGGCCGACAACATCAAGCACTCTAGGATCACAACTAAAAGTATCACTGTAACCAGGAGCATTAACAGAAGTAAGCCCATCAATAACAGCTTCTCCTAATGCAGATAAAGTTGAACTACCTTTGCCTCTTGGAACATAGATATTACATTGAATAACACCAGAATAAAAATCTTGTGATGCTCCCTGAGTTTGAGTTGTTGCTTGTGCAAAATCAACTGACATAACAATATACTTTTTAGTTTTGCCAGGTGTTTTAAAAACCATATTGTCATAAACCATTTCAACAGTATTATCTGCTGCTGCGACTGCATCTGTTACTGCTTTTTCAAAAGCTGCTCTTGTGTTAACTAAAGTCATGGAGTTTCGTAATCAACAAATACAGAACTAGGATCACTAAATCCACCAATACCTTTTCCTTTAAACCTAACATTATCAGATTTACCTCTAACACCTGTACCAAAAGCAGCAACACCAAGTTTTGGTTTATCAGTAAATACTGTATTTATAAGTCTTCTTAATTTTCCTTGAACATATTGAGGTATTTGACTATTAGGAGAAGCTAAAGCCCTGGCTGCATATTGTGATCTATTACCAATAAATACTTTTGAAAAAGGTTTGAAATTAGGTATTGAATCAATAAATCTAGGTTCAATTACTGCTTGAGGATTACTTTGATCTCCTCTCCTTCGAGGTTTTATATTACTCCAAGGAGCAACTGATTCTCTAGCCTCATCAGGTCTAGGTCTTTGAGTACTAGCTGTCCAACTAGAAACAAAGAAACCTGTATCTACTGGACTATATCTTTTTGTAGACAAATCAGATAATACAGCACGAACCAAAGTATTTAAATCACGTTCTAAATTACCAATAAGATCTCTTTCTATATTTTCAATACCTTTACTTCTAGCCATCAGAACCTCACTAATAAAGTAAACAAATAAGTCTGTCCACCTTGTCTTGTATCTATATTAACTATCTGTCCTACCCTTGTAGATCCTGCATAAGTTAATGTAACTTCATCTTGAAAATCAGGTTGATTATCTCCTATTAAATCAGGTGTAATATAAATTTTTGCTTCTCTTCTTTCTCTACCATCATCTTCAGTAGATTGAACAAACTCAACAGGACCTTTGATACTGTAAGTCGTATCGCTTGTAGAATATGCACCTGTAGCTGTGTTATAACTGCCAGATGCTTTTCTTGTGTAAACAATAGAAGAATCTAAAGAAGATCCCAAGTCAGCTACAACCTGCTTGGCAACACTCTTTAATAATGTATCGAGTTGTCCTGCCATTATCCTCTAACCACCCTCATTTGAAAACTACCAGCTCCACCTAGCATATATGCTCCAAGATAACTTTGTAACCAAGGGTAAACATCTAAAATATTATTAACAGAACCAGTTCCCTGACTATCAGTATTATATTT